TGATTGACCTCTTATAGATAATCTGTTATAATAAAGAATTGAGCATTGTAATTTTATGGCAAAAGGATTCACAGTAAAGGCAAAATCGCCTGTTGCATCAGATAGTCAACCAGAATGGGACTATAATTTAGCAAAAGAAATGGTAAAAGGAAAATCAATAGTATTCTGTTTACCAGGAAGAGGAGTATCCTATACCTATCTTAAGAATTTTGTACAACTCTGCTTCGATCTCGTTCAGTCCGGAGCAAGTATTCAGATTTCTCAGGACTATTCCTCCATGGTAAACTTTGCCCGTTGTAAGTGCCTTGGAGCAAATGTTCTGAGAGGTCCGGATCAACTTCCCTGGGACGGAAAACTAAACTATGATTGGCAATTATGGATTGACTCCGACATTGTATTCAATAGTGAAAAGTTTTGGCAACTTGTTCTAATGAATAAAGATATTGCCTCTGGATGGTATGCCACAGAAGACGGTCATACCACATCAGTTGCCCACTGGATGGAAGAAGATGATTTCCGCAATAATGGTGGAGTCATGAATCATGAAACCGTTGAGAGTATCAGCAAAAGACGCAAACCATTTACGGTGGATTATGCCGGTTTTGGTTGGTTACTCATTAAAAAAGGAGTTTTTGAGCATTCTGAGATGAAATATCCATGGTTTGCTCCAAAAATGCAAGTCTTTGAATCTGGAGAGGTTCAGGATATGTGTGGAGAGGACGTATCTTTCTGTCTGGATGCAAAAGAAGCAGGATTTGAGATTTGGTGCGATCCTCGTATTCGAGTCGGACACGAAAAAACACGAATTATCTGAGAAAAATGAAAGAAGTATATAATATTCTATGTAATGGTAGAAAAATATACTCAAATCTCTCGGAAGAAGAGTACTTTAATATTATGGAGGACCTTGCAGCTGAGTTTTATCAAACAGGTTATCCAAATCCAAATGAAATTGAAACCGAAATCATAGGAGAATAGACATGGCAATCAAAAAATCATCCGGTGGTAAGCAAGAAATTGAATCACTTCCTAAAAAAACGAAGCAAGGAATGGGTTCGAATACAAAATATTCTGCCACTTCTCGCAATAAAGCAAGAAAAAAATACCGAGGGCAAGGAAAATCGTAAATAAATAAGTTTTTTATTAAAAATTATAATTGGAACGGTATTCGATGGGAACACACCTTCTTTTAGAGGTGTATAATGTAGATTTTGAAGTCTTGAATGATGTAATATCTCTCCAAGAAGCAATGGAGAAAGGTATTACTCGGGCAAAAATGACAATTTTAAACATTTTTTCTCATTGTTTTCTTCCTCAGGGATGTACTATTGTCATCGCACTCTCAGAAAGTCACGTATCATGCCACACATGGCCAGAAAATGGTTGTGTGGCAATTGACGTATATACCTGTGGTGAAGGAAATCCAAGACTTATTGCAATTGAATTACTCAAATACCTAAATTCCTACAATTATAATTTACGAGAAGTAAATCGTTAAATAGTATAGGGAGATAGGAACCTCCTTTATAAAAGTTCTGTTTTAACTTTAAAACAGGAGCAAAAAATGTCAAATTTACCCGTGGATAGAGACAAAAATTACATGAGAGAGATGTGGGGAACCTCAAAATTGATTACAGATTATGAAAAAATACCACCCACAAGAGTGATTCAAGAAGTTATGCACGATACCGCACCAAAACATGATCTCAAAAAACAGCAGGAACTACACGAAAAAATTCGTAATGACGATGACTATGATGACTGGACCTATGGAACAGAACCAAATTATGGAACATCTTGGAAGTAAGTATAAATAAATAAAAAACTTTTATTCGATGGCAATTCAGAGGATATCCAGATCATTTAAAGATATCAGTTTATCCTTTGAACCTCATCCAGTAACAAAGGATCTTCCGATATTAAAAAATGAAAACGCAATTCGCAGATCAGTAAGAAATATTGTAGAAACCATTCCAACGGAAAGATTCTTCAATTCAATATTAGGATCTGATATTACAAGAAGTTTATTTGAATTTGTTGATTTTGGTACTGCATCCGTAATTCAAAGTCAAATTGAAATATCAATTAATAACTTTGAACCGAGAGTGAATAATGTAATAGTTCAGGTGGATCCTATTCCAGATAATAATACATTTAATGTAACAATTATTTTTGATATTATAGGACAAGAAATACCAACTCAAGAATACTCATTCATATTAGAGGCAACAAGATAAAATGCCTTTCACTAAATTTACAAATCTGGATTTTGATCAGATAAAGACATCCATTAAAGATTATCTCCGTGCTAACTCCACATTCACGGATTTTGACTTTGAAGGGTCTAATTTTTCTGTATTAATCGACACTCTAGCGTATAATACCTATATTACGGCATTCAACTCGAATATGATTGTGAATGAATCCTTTTTGGATTCTGCAACATTGAGAGAAAATGTTGTTTCATTAGCAAGAAATATTGGTTATGTGCCTCGCTCCAGAACAGCGGCAAAGGCACTAGTATCCTTTGATGTGCCAGTAACCACAAATACTTCTGTAGTCACCTTACAGGCAGGTCTGGTGTGTGTTGGTAGCGTTGACAATACCTCATATACATTTTCAATTCCGGATGATATCTCGGCAAATGTGGTGAATGGAGTCGCATCCTTTAATAGTATTGATGTATATCAGGGAACATTTCTCACAAAACAATTTATTGTAGACGGATCATTAGATCAAAGATTTATATTGAATAATTCTTTCATCGATACCTCGACCATCTCCGTTTATGTAAAAGGAATTAATGACAGCGGACTTGGCGTAGAATATTTTTCTGTCGATAACATTCTTGAAGTAAACTCGAACTCAAAAATTTATCTTTTGCAAGAAGTTCAGGATGAAAAATATGAATTGCTCTTTGGTGATGGTCTTATCGGACAAAAATTAGAGAATAATGCCGTCATTACCGTAAATTATATCGTAACAGACGGAGAAGAAGGTAACGGGGCATCTTCTTTTTCTTTTGCCGGAAGCGTTCGAAATGCAGAAGGAGCAACAATTAATATAGGTTCAGTATCCATCACGACAAATCAGTCATCTCAAAATGGATCAGAAATAGAATCAATAGATTCTGTTAAATATTTTGCTCCGAGAATCTACTCCTCACAATATAGAGCGGTAACTTCGAGAGATTATGAGGCAATTATAAAAAAAATATATCCAGATACGGAATCTGTTTCTGTTGTTGGTGGAGAAGAACTGGATCCTCCAGAATTTGGAACAGTATCAATAAGCATTAAACCAAAAAATGGAACCTTTGTTTCAGATTTTAATAAGCAACAAATTATTAATAAACTAAGACAATATAGTATTTCTGGGATTAATCAGAAAATAATTGATCTTAAACTATTATATGTTGAAATTGATTCATCAATTTATTATAATTATAATCAAGTATCCTCATTAGAATCACTAAAAACAAAAGTAATAAATTCATTAACCGAATACTCAAAATCTGTCGATCTTAACTCATTTGGTGGGAGATTCAAATACAGCAAGGTTCTTCAAATAATTGATAATACCGATACTTCCATAACCTCTAATATCACCAAAGTTAGAATTAGAAGAGATTTGAAGGCGCTAATAAATCAATTTATACAATATGAATTATGTTTTGGAAACCAATTTCATATCAATTGTGATGGTTTTAATATTAAAAGTACCGGATTTAAAATTTCCGGAGAATCAGAAACGGTATATTTAACAGATGTCCCGAATACTGATGAAAAAACAGGAATAATATCAGTGGTAAAACCATTAAGTGATGGATCTTCAAGAGTTGTTGTAAAATCTGCCGGAACTGTTGATTATACTAAGGGTGAAATTACATTAGGACCATTAAATATTATTTCCACATCTAAACCGAATGATATTATTGAAATACAGGCATTTCCGGAATCGAATGATATTGTTGGATTAAGAGATCTATATTTAAATTTTAGTATCGAAAAAAGCACAATAAATATGGTAAGAGATGTAATCGCTTCTGGTGATGAAATATCTGGAACAGCATTTATCAAGGACTATTACACCTCAAGTTATTCAAACGGGAATTTAATAAGAGTATAATATGATACAGACTGGGTTCGAATCTAGAGTTAAGGTTCAACAAGTTATA